TCTTTGTAGATTCGGTATTGTTGGCATACCTTTTCAGATATGTTGCGTTTGTGCAGCCGTTCGGCTGATCCGCGTAGTTGGACATTGGTGGACATTTTTTGAGTGTGAACAACTTCTTCTTCAGTGTGTCCGTATGCATTACAAGAGAAACAAAAAGTGTGCCCATCAGAATACAAAGAGTTTGCATCTGATGAGCCACAGGTATCACACGGTAAGTGCCTTACGAACTCGCTTTCGGATGTCAGCATAAGCTCGGGCTTGTGCATCGTGATAATCAAACCAGGAATCAAGTGCTTGGTAGAACCCTTCAATCAGGTTCTCTGTAGTTTCAGGTCGGTCAGCATCGACATCAGCAAGGTAGTCACTGAAGCCTTCAGCGTAGAACTCAGGTGTACCGTAAGTCAAGTTAGCCATTCGATAGGGATAGAGTGGAATGCACACCAAAGGAAGCCGTGTTTCTCGGCCCACTTGGCGTAGGTTGTCTTAGATCCTTTGTAGATCTTGTTAAAGGGTGCTTGAAAGACGAAGCGAATATCTAACTCGGGATTCGCAGCTTTCACTGCTTTCATCTTCCTTCGATCCTCGTCTGTCAACTGACCCTTTGTCTCTAAGTAAACGCCATTCGGCAAAAGAAAGTCGGGGGTGTAATTGCATTGGAGGATGTAAGGAACCTTTGTTGATTCGTATTCGTACTTAACACCCAGGTTGACGAGAAGATCAGCAACCTTCTCTTCAAGTCCTGAGCGGAAAGCCATTAGAAGTCGTCTTCTTCAACAGTAGGGGTGGACGGGGTATCAAACTCACCAGCTTTAAAGCCAGAGGTTTGACCAAACAGTGCAGCTACTTCAGTCTCTCCAAGGTTACTACCAGCAACACCAGCAGTAGTATTGAGGGAGACAACCTGAACACCAACAAGCTTCAATGAAGAGCCATAGGTGACACCATCACGAAGGATGTAAGGCTTCTGCTTAAAGGCAAGCTTCACCTTACTACCACTGTAGAGTGGCAGTTCAGTATCAGTGATGGGAGTGCCCTCAGTATCGACAACAGGTGGCTTAGTCTCCTCATTCCAGGAGAACTTCACCTTATAGGTTCCTTCAGATACCTCTTCCCATGGTTCGGGTTTGAGTGTGGAACGCTTAGGGTTCTTGAGTTTAGATTCTGCCCACTTGAGGGATTCAACTCGATCTTCAGCAAGTAGATCAACAAGTGCTTGATCAACAACGGCAGACAGTGAATACCCAAACTTGCTGGGCTTCAGTACAGCTTGATAACCTTCAAGGACAACAGGCTGTTGGGTAACGTGGATGGTTTGAGTCATTAACAGAAAAAGTAGGTAGATTCAATCACGGATTCTGGTTCCAGATCTCCAATGATCGGTGGGTCAGTCTCTGCTCCAATCTGTGAAGCAAAGTCTTTTAGGTAATCATGCTCAGCAAAGAGGTGCATGTACGTCTCCCTAACAATGGATGAAAGGATGGACATATCAGTAGCACGACACAATACTGAATCGTGAATCAGAGCAATGGGTGCATGGAAGCGTGTAGCAGCAATGTGTAGGAGACTAGCATCAAGGCTGTGAATCAGGTTTGGAGCAGTAGCGTTCTTATGGTGGTTGATGTCAACCTCCTTGCTATCTCCAACCTTGACTGAGACCTTTTGGATTTTACCTAGGAGTTGAAGCTTCAACACTTCAACATCAGGCTTCATCAACTTTTGAGTAACGACAAACCCTGATGGTGTAGTCCAAGTTAATGCAGTAGAACCAGCTTTGATTGCTTTGGCTACTTCAGTCTCAATCCACTTCATCACTGCCATAGGACCAGGAACAATCCTATCCATGGCGTCCCGGATTGCCTTAACCAAGACAGTCAGATCTTCCTTACTAACCTCAACACCTTTCTCTTTGAGAGCTTCACGAATGTAGCCACGATTAGAGAAAGGTTTAGCATTGTAAGGGACAGTCATTACGACTCGCTTGGTCACCTTCCTATCAAGGTAAGGGATTAGGTGTGCAGGACAGTCAGCTTTAGCAGCCTCTGCAACCACCTTGTAAGCATCTTGTGGGGTATCGCTAGGCAATACGTTCACAAGACGTGCTGTAGAGGCATCACGGGCTAATCCAGCAAGGATTTGAAGACCACTACACGTTGCATCTGTGGCAACCATCAGTGAAGTGAACTGACGACTACCTTCTACGACACAATAGTAGTACTCCTCACAAGCTGCTAGGAATTGCCAGCTCTCCTCAACTGCTTCCCACTCAGGAAGGTTACCAAGTGGATCAGTAGCAACTTTAGTTATGAGTGTGATGTTATCTTTCACCCATTGCAGTCGCTCATCCATTGGTGCTTTGTCTAGCCCATAAGTAGTAGCAACTTGGAAGGCTAACCATTGCTCAGCCTCAGGTGTCACAAAAGACCCATCAGCAAATCTAATCAATGACTTACCAAAGTCAGTATCCTGTGGTGTTAGGAATGCAGGTACTGGGTAAGCTCTCCCACGATAATCAAACGACCAGGGTAGATAGAATCGGTCTCTATTCTTGAATCGTTCTGCAGCTTGCATTGTCATACGAGTACGACATGATGCCTTGAAGCTATGGGCATTGATGTTGTGGACCTCTGCTGCCTCCCTTCTGTAGTTCTTACGAGCCTCGAAGTTATCAGCAATATCAAACGGTTTGTTTGGCAGTGGCATCTCCACAATAGGGATAAACTTACCCACCTTCACACCACGTTCTTGAAGCTCAGCTGCTACCTCATAGATGAATGGGTTAATGCAGAAGGCAACTTTTTGAATCTGGTTTAGGAAGGTGATTGGTAGGTCT